AAAATCATTATAAATAGTAAATATATGATTGATTTTGACAAAATTGATGATTTATCATTTATGATTGATGATAGTGATTCGAAAAAACTAAAAAAGGCAAAAAATTATGGCAAGAAAAGTTGCAGGAAACACAAATTCCTCAAAAAAAACAAGCAAACCTAAAAGAACAAACATTGGCCGTGGATTTCACAGCAAATGTATGATGAATAAGCATAAAAGAAGAAGTTTTAAGAAATATAGAGGTCAAGGAAGATAATGCCAGGCGTTGCACGTAAAGATACAGACGCTGCCGGCGGCGTTGCGATTGAAGGAAGTGAAAACGTTTTTGTAAATAGTTTCGGAGTTGTTAGAATTGGCGATAGAGTTGCAGGACACGGATTGCCACCACATAGTCCACCTCCTTCTATGTCAGAAGGCTCAACAAATGTATTTGTAAATGGTATAGGAGTGTGTAGAGCAGGTGATTCAGCATCTTGTGGTCATATTATTAGTGGATCTGATAATGTTTCAGTAAATTAATATAAATATACATATGCCAAATTACGATGCTGGTTCTTTAAACAAGAGTAAAAGAGCCACAAAACAATATAGAGATTTAGATTTAGATTTTGGTCGTAATACGGTTACAAATGATGTTAATAAATTAACAGATGTTGAATCTGTTAAAAGAAGTGTAAGAAATTTAATTAATACATCACACTTTGAAAGACCTTTTCATCCTGAAATAGGTTCAAATATAAGAGCGATGTTATTTGAATTAATGACACCATTGACTGCTTTGAATCTACAAAGAAAAGTACACGAGGTGTTACAAAATTTTGAACCAAGAATTAAATTGGTTCAAGTATCAGCAAGACCTGATATTGATAGAAATTCATATGATTTGAGTATTTACTTTTATGTTATTGGTTCTACTGAATTGGTTACAGTACAAACATTTTTAGAAAGACTAAGATAATATGGCAAGTAATAAATTAGAAGTATCAGATTTTGATTTTGATAGTATAAAAGCAAATTTAAAAACATTTTTACAAAGTCAAACAGAATTTCAAGATTATAATTTTGAAGGTTCAGGCTTTTCTATACTTTTAGATATATTAGCATACAACACACACTATCTAGGCTTCAATGCTAATATGTTAGCAAACGAAATGTACTTAGACAGTGCTGACATACGAAAAAATATTGTGTCGTTAGCTAAAATGTTAAACTACACACCATCATCAGTAAGATCACCAGTAGCAAGTATAGATATTGAAGTAAATGATGCAACAGGTTCAACTTTAACATTAAACAAAGGTACAATATTTACAACTACAGTTTCAGGAGTAAGTTATCAATATTTAACCAACGAAGATTATATAATTACACCCTCAGATGGCGTATATAAATTTACAAATATAGATATTTACGAAGGCACTTTAGTTACGTTTAGATATACAGTTGATAAGGAAGATCCAGACCAAAAATTTATAATTCAAAATGCAAATGCTGATACAACAACACTCAAAGTATCAATACAAGAAAGTTCTACAAATACAACTACAAACAGTTATTCTTTAGTGAGTGGTTTTAGTAATATTACAAACACATCTAAAGCTTATTTTTTACAAGAAGTAGAAGATGGTAAATTTGAAGTTTATTTTGGTGATGGTGTTTTAGGTGCGGCCGTTTCAACAGGCAATATAGTAATTTTAGAATACATTGTTACAAATAGAGATGAATCAAATGGAGCATCTACATTTACTTTAGCAACAACTATCGGTGGATTTTCTGATATTACAGTTACAACTAAGTCCGTATCACAAGGTGGTAGTGCTGCTGAATCTAAAGAGTCAATTCGTTTCAATGCACCGCTAGGTTACGCAACACAAAATCGTGCTGTTACAACTTCAGATTATGAAACAATTGTAAGATCAATTTATCCTAATGCTCTATCAGTCAGTGCTTGGGGCGGAGAAGATGATGAAACTCCTGTTTATGGTACAGTTAAAATTGCAATCAAAGCGGCCAGTGGTTCTACGTTAACAACTTCTACTAAACAAAATATAGTATCATCATTAAAAGCTTTCAACGTTGCTTCAGTAAGACCAGTAATTGTAGATCCTGAAATTACAAGTGTACTAATAAATACGAATGCCAAGTATGATGCAAAATTAACTTCAAAAACATCAGATACAATAAAATCAAATATCATTGAAACATTATCTAATTATAATATAGACGTATTACAAAGATTTGATGGAGTTTTTAGACATTCTAAGGTATTAAGTTTAATTGATAATACAGATACAAGTATTATTTCAAATATTACATCTATTAAAATTAGAAAAAATTTTACGCCTATATTAAATTCATCTATACGATATGATATATACTTTAGAAATGCGTTATTTAATCCATTTTTAGGATATGCAGCTGCACAAGGTGGTATTTTAGAATCATCTGGATTTAAAGTGAGCGGCGATAATACGAATATTTATTTTTTAGATGATGATGGTGAAGGTAAAGTAAGAAGATTTAAATTAGTAAGCGGTATTAGATCATACGTAAATAATAATCAAGGAACAATTGATTATACAACAGGACAAATTACTCTTACATCTTTAAATATAACCTCAATTGAAAATATAAGAGGTGCTTTATCTACAGTTATAGAATTAACAGTAAAACCAAACTCAAACGATATTGTTCCTGTAAGAGATCAAATTATAGAAATTGATATAGAAAATATTTTAGTAACAGTGCAAGCCGATAGTTTTTTGAACGGAGCATCTGACGCTGGAATAGGATATACAACTATCACTAGCTATTAATTATTATGGCTACATTTAAAGATAAACTTTCAAACCTCATAGGTTCACAAGTACCTGATTTTGTACTTGACGATCATCCTAAATTTTTAAAATTTTTAGAAACTTATTATACTTTTATGGAGGCTGCCGAATTATCGGTTACTTCTATTGAAACAACTGATGGTATTCAATTAGAAACTGAAACTAATCAACAAAATAAATTACTATTAGATGGTACAAGTATTGGTTCAGATAGAACGCTCATAGATGAAGAAGATAAATTAATTTTAGAAAGTTCAGCTTTTGGTAAATTTACAAAAGGTGAAACAATTAAAGGCCAGACTTCTAAAGCAATATCTACAATATTATCAGAAGATTTAGATAACAACAGATTGTTTATTGTTGCACAAGATAAATTTATTCAAGGCGAAACAATTTTAGGGTTATCTTCTAATGCAAGCGCCATAATTGGTAATTACAAACCAAATCCAGTAAACAATATACAAGAGTTATTAAATTTTAGAGATCCTGATAAAGTTATATCTAATTTTTTAAGTAACTTTAGAAATGAATTTTTAACTACATTACCTGAAACTTTAGATGTTAATGTAAATAAAAGAAATTTAATTAAAAATGTAAAATCATTATATAAACAAAAAGGTACAAGAGCAGGACACGAAGTTTTTTTTAGATTATTATTTAACGAAATATCAGAAACAATATATCCACGTGAACAAATGTTAAGAATATCAGATGGTAAATTTACAACAAATAAAATTTTAAGATCAATAGATTTTTCAGGAGATTTAAATGATTTAGTAGGTCGTGAAATAACAGGTCAAACTTCACAAGCAAAAGCAACTATAGAAAATGTTAAAAAATTTATTATAGGAGGCCATGTAATTTCTGAGAGTACTTTAAATAATGATACAATATCAGGAACATTTTTGCCTAATGAAGAAATAAGAGGAACTAAAACTGATGATGACGATAATATTATTAAATCTGAAATTACAGGTATACCTACAACATTAACAATTACAAACTCTGGTGCATTATATAGTGAGAATTTACCCGTTACGGTAACTGGTGGAGGCTATGAGGCTTTAATTCAAACTAAAACTATAAAATCAGGCAATATTACAGAAATATTAATTGATAATCCAGGATTAAACTATTCTATTGGTGATGAATTAATTTTTAATAATGCAAACACAAATGGTGCTGGAGCAGCAGGATTTATTTCTATAGTTAATGGAGGAATATCAAATGAAGATAATTCAGGTGACCGTATTATTTTAGAAGATGCAACAGGTTTAGGAGATTCATATGAGGGCAGTGTAATGGTTCAAGAATTAGGAACAGATTTAGGAGACATTACAGATATATTTTTATATGATTTAGGCAAAAGTTATACAAGACTTCCTACTGTTACAATTTCTTCAACAACTGGATTAAATGGTTCATTAAAAGCTTATAGTGATAATATAGGTAAAGTTGTAGAATTAGCGGTGATAGAACCTGGAGCTGAATATGATAATGCGCCTACTCCACCTACTTTAAATTTTTATAAAAATTTAATTTTAACAAATAAAACAGGAACGTTTATAATAGAAGAAACCGTAACTAGTAGCACTTCAGCAACAGGTAAAATTGTAAGTTTTAATAGTAATACTGGTTTATTAGTATTAAAAGATATAACAGGAACATTTACAGAAAATTCTACAATCACCGGTAATACTTCTACAGCAACTGCCTCAATTAAAAAAATAAATCAAGCATCAGCTACAGTTACAGTGGGTGCGGTAAGAGATACTGATGGTGTTTATATAAATGAAGATGGAAAATTGTCTGAGAACACAATGAAAATACAAGACAGCTTACTCTATCAAGATTTTTCTTACTTAATTAGAGTTGCACGTTCTATTGACGACTGGCGTGGTAGCTTTAAAAAAACAATGCATACAGCAGGATTTTATTTATCTAATGAAGTTAGAATACAATCACAAATTAATGCCAGAATAAGATTTCCTATTACTGGACAAATGTCAGGCGCAGTTGATGAACCTTTATTTTCAGTAATCAATACTTTATTTGGAACAATATTTGGCAGAAGATTAGGTACTACAACCGACGGAACAACATTAAGAACAAATGCAAAATTAGGTGTGCCTGTGGATTTAAATCCAGCTACAATAGAACATTTTACTGCAAATACAAGAGATGTAACTTTATTTAGACCATCAATAGATTTATCTATCGTGTCAAGAGTAAGAGGAATATTTACGAATGTTAATTCAATTCCAGTTACAATTGTACAAGGATTTGTTTACGCAGGACCAAGATATGGCACAATCAATAGAGAAGTTTTAAGAACTTTTGTACGACAATCTGGAACAAATTATTCTATAGAAGAATTGAGTAAAAATGTTACTTTTGGTACAAGAACTTCTTTTGATGGACAAGATAATACGTTATTATTTTGTTCAACAGAATTAGGTAGACTAATTAAAACAAAATTAACAATACCTGCTGAAATTCATATTATTGAACCACTTAATCAATTTGATAATACATTAACTTTCTTCGATAGTAATATTGAAACCTTTGATGATACAACACCGTAATATATGTATAAATATAACAAAAGAATAATCAATGGCCAAACAAACACTTAATTTAGGAACAATAGCTAACGACGGAACAGGTAGTAATCTACGTGCTGGCGGTACAATTATAAACGCTAACTTCAATGAAATTTATACGGCCCTTGGTAATGGTACAACAATTACACTTACAGCTACACCTACA